TGTTTACTGTGTTTACGACTCTTTCTGCGACCCCCTGGCATAGGTGTACTAGGAACATCATCATTAAAACTAAATCCAGCAAATTCTTTTCCTAGTTTGCTTTGTTCTTCCATATCTTGCGCAAGGGCTTGCTGCTGTTTCCCTTGTCTTTCCATTTGTTCAAATATTTCTTTCATATTTTGTTTGTATGAATCATTTTCTGATTGTGCAGTAGCTACTTGTTCTGGTTGGCCTTTTAGTTGTCTTTCAAATTCAGCAGCAATTTCTTTAGCATTCACTTCATTGCGCGCTGCTTGATTTAATGCTTTTCTAACTGATTCGGGCACATTAACAAAATTTTTATCTTTAGAATTTTCTTTTACGATTAAAGAACTTTTAAGAGGACGTGATCCACTCATCTAAAATTGACTTAGATTATTTACTATTGGCCATTACAATGACTAATAGCAAACAATATTGTGAGTACTGCAATCAGCGGTGGAACCCTACAGATCATAAGGACTGTCGTATGATGCACAGACCAACACGGATAAATACATACTTGAGAATGTTCGTTGGGTCAACCCGAATCTCTACAGTTCGTATTGAGTCAGACAATACTCTTAGGGAAATAGCTCCGCTCGGCGACTTGTACAAAAATGAGGAAGAATGGAGGAAGAAGTATGAGGATAAGGGAGTTGTAGAGATTAAGAAAGAAACTCGAACGATGCCTTAAACTGCTTAATCAGATTTACCCTAGACTAGACTAGATGGAGCGACCGAATACGTCATCTGAAGGATCTCTTTATGAGCTTGTCGCTAGAGGTCAAAAAGATGTCTTTTTTTTAAATAAAAAGGAGGATGCACTCGTGCCGTTTTCCTATACAATGGGTACGTGGCCGGCGACGATTAATGAGACTCGTCAGACACAGGCTCTAAATGCAGTGGACTTTGGCAGATCAGTCGAGTGGGAATTTGAGGTCTTCGGAGATGTTCTGAAATCGGTTGCCTTGACGGTCGAACTTCCTACGTGGCTGCCGATCTATTATGCAAATCTGAATAGGACTACGACGATTCGGGATGCAAGTGGCGCTTCGTATGGGTACTGCCAAGGTGTCGGTGCATTTCTGTTTGAGTCAATACAGTTCTATCAAGATCAGCTACTTCTTCAGGAGTTTTCAGGAGACTTCTTGTATGCGTGGACACACTTGCAGGGAACACTAAATCAAGAGGCTCTGGCTCTAAAAGAGTTCGGTGCTCACAACGGAACTGTTTTAGATATACAACACAATGCAACTCCGAATACACTCTATTTGAGGCTTCCTTTTATCGGTGCATCACATCCTGACGATGGAGGATTGCCTTTTGTTGCACTTCCGGCTCAGAAGTACAGAGTTCGTTGCAAGCTCCGTAAACTTGAAGATTTAGTTGAGAGTTCAGATTCGCAGGTTAAACCAACTCCTTGGACGCGAACTGACTTAGTCTGTAGGGATGTCAATAACAATGCGTTTTCTGTAGTACCTTTATCTCGTCAGATAATTGGTAAGCCTGTTATCACACTTGAGACAATACAGCAGTATGTACGTCAAGATTTACAGAATGAATTAAAAAAGAAAGAGATTCAAATTCCTTTTATAAGACCATTTGAAAATGTACTGACACTCGATCCGAATGATTATGTGTCTGTTGGAAATGGAGGGACTTCTTACGTCACCAAGCGTATCGATGGACGTCATCCATCAGAAGGTCTACTAGTATTCTTTCAGTCGCAATATGATGTCGATAGAAATCGCCTGTGGTCTCTAAAGAATCCTTTCAATCAGGGTCCTTTTTACAATTCAATGAAGCTTATTATTGCAGGTAAGGATCGCGAGACAGAATGGCCAGCAGATGTCTGGGAGAATATTTCGCCTGGAACAAAATGTGAAAAGACTTCAGGTCTAAATCTTTCTTGGCTTTCAGTTTCGTACGGTCCTTGCTTTGGCTATAGAGCACCTGAAATAAGGCAACCCTCTGGAACGATTAACTTTACGAAGGCTGATCGACCGACTCTGTATATGGATATCATTGATACACTGCCTTCTTCAGTATCTGGTCAAAAAAGGACCTATGTTCGCGCGATAACAATTGGTTGGGGTCTTTATATTGTTTCAGAGGGTCGTGGATCTTTACGATTTGCTAATTAATCCTGACGGCGGCGACGACGAGCCTTAGGCTTTACTTCATCAATCTTGGAAACAGAAACAGTTTCTACAACTAGATCCTCAGTAGGCTCAATCTCCTCGGTATCTACATCATCTGCTAGCTCGTTAACAACTTCCATAGGGACGTTTCCCTCATCATCAGCAAGCTCACCATTTGTAGCGACATCCTGAGCGTCTTCCTGTTCCTCTTCCTGTTCCTCACACTCACATCCACCAGCTTCACACTCACCTTCCTCGCACTCACACTCCTCCTCTTCCTGCTCCTCTTCCTGCTCCTCCTGCTCCTCCTGCTCCTCCTCAAGCTCCTCCTCAAGCTCCTCTTCCTCGTCATCTACAATGGCACGAAGGGCAAAGTGATCATTAATAAGTACGATACAGCGCCAGATCTGGTAGGAGACCATATACAAGCAGAATATGATATTGAGGGCTACAAATGGCTGATTGGCAAGAACGGCAACAAGCTGGAAACTCGTTAGAAGTACAAAGATCTTAGTATGAAACTTGATCATATGATGAGCCTCCTCAACATTCTTGGGAGGATCATCCTCAGTAGGGATCAGATACTCCATTGAACTCATCTTATCCTGAATGCCTGAAAAAAAGCGGCTACTTGCATTCAAATTTAGCCCCACTCAAAAAATTGAGCGTTAGCCTTGGTCTACTCGACAGTATGGCTTCTGATCCGACATACCGTTTGGAGATCGTCGTACTTCCTGAAGGTGCAGAGTTTTATCCTGCGATTGGAACAGTTGAGAATCTGCTCGCTGATAATGCAGGATATGATGTCCGGATTGTTGCTAAGCAGTCCCCAACACCTGTAGCACTACTAGCACCTCTTGGAATTAAGGCCCGAATGATCAAGCGTACCCTTCTTCCTAATGGTGATACCTTTGAGGAGGGGTCTCACTATACTCTGGAACCCCGGTCATCCATCTTCAAGACTGGATTTATGATGGCAAATAGTCGTGGAATTATTGACAAGAGTTATCGGGGTGAACTCAAGGCGCCGATTGTATCAGTAGGATCGCATCTAATGAGTGTAGATGCTGGGACTCGACTCTTTCAGATTCTTGCACCTAATCTGGGTTGGATTCGGCAGGTGGTCTACGTAGATAGCCTGGATGAGACTGAGCGCGGATCTGGCGGATTTGGAAGCACGGGTACCAAGTAGATGGACATCAGTTCCAAAGATAGTTATGGAACAAAGATACCAAGAGGACAAGCAACAACACTACTAGATTTAGTGAGTCGTGATGATCAAGACGGGCTTTTTTTTCCATTAACGACAAGTATCACTCGGTTTTATCGTGGAGAGTTGAAGCAAACCATTCCGTTTTCTTCAGTCTTGCGTGAATTCACATTTCTTGGGCCTGCTGAGCTTGGTCAGAGATTTACGTTTGAAATCAATAGTTTGGATTGTGGAGATTTACTACAGGGTCTCTTTATTCAAGTACAGATGCCATCTTGGTTTACTGGACTTGAGCAACTGTTGATATCAAGCAATCGGTATCAGTATACGAATCCTTCAGATGTGTGGACGTATATTAATTCATTAGGAACCTCATTACTTGAAGAAGCAACTCTCGAGGTAGATGATCAGGTTCTTGAGCGCATTACAGGTGATGCGTGCGCAGTGGTCTCAGTCTTATTTCCAGAATTGAATACGCAAGTTGGAGGCGCATCTGCAGAAGGTCGTTATTCAATTGCAGATATCAAAGCTATGCCTCCAACACGTATCTTTACTACGGAAGATGGATGGATTACGCTTCCTCTTGCCTTTTCATTAATGCGTGAACGTCTTCAGGAGACTTTTCCACTTCTTGCGTGTCGTGATGGAACTATTCGGGTGAGGGTTACTCTTAAGAGATTTGATCAGATTGTACGGATTGCGTCAGGTGCAAGAGCCTCGTGTACTGATACGCCTATGAATAAGACATTTAGATTTTTTGATACAGGAATTATTGGTCGTCCAATAAGAGAAGTTATAACTGCCCAGTATCCTCCAGATTTACGGAATATCCAACTTCTAACCTATGGTGTTCTGGTAGATGGACCGTATCGTGATAGCTTGTTGCATAAGCCATTTGAGCGTGGATACAGAGAAATTCAGCAATTTGACTTTACTGAGCCGATGAAATATGTTCTAAATAAGACGGGTAGTGATACAATTACCATTCAGCTTCCGCTTGAAGCTAATTCACCTGTTGAAGAGATCCTCTGGGTCTTGAGACGAAAGGCGGCCATTATACTCAACAATGACTGGACGAACTTTAGTGCAACTCTCGAAAAAGATTATAATCCGACCTTTGCTCCACTTGTTCCTCTACTGTCGAAAGCAAAGATACAGGCGAATGGAATCGATATTATTAGCAAGGATGAAGAGTGGTTTCGGTCTCATATTAGCCGTGCACACAAAGGGGGCAAGGTATCCTATGATGCATTTGTGTATGGCTACTCATTTGCTGCTCGCCCATCAGAGCATAATCCGAGTGGTTCAATGAATGCAAGTCGTCTTAGTTCTTTACGGTTAACACTGGAAGTAAAGCCGCCTGGAGGTGTAGATGATACGGAGTGGTCAGTTCACGTGTTTGTCTTTGGATTCCAGTGGCTTCGCTTTGAAAATGGAATCTGCAATAAGATGTTTATTGACTAACCTTCAACCAAGGGTACTTTAATAAATAATCGGTTATTTCGAAAATGTTCTTCAATAGCCGTTTGTGGTAGCCATACCTTCTTTTTATTAACAATCGCACAATACATACTTCTATCTTCCATATCGCTTAATTCGCCTAATATACGATTTCCAGCAGAAATTCCTCCATCAATTCCTACTGCTCTACAGGAACAATATTTGAAATCGTGTACATGTTTACTTTCGATTGTTTCTAAGCATTTCTTACAGAAGATTGCGTGTCTTGTTTGTGTATATCGTAGGCCGCCATAGACTATGGAAGGCATATACCTATCAATAAGATATATTTTTTGATTTTTACCGCTGATCTAATGCTTAATGGTCTAAAAAATTGAATATCATACACTATTTCAATCAAGTATACTTTACTAAAGATGGCAGCAGGCAACTCGGAGTTTACTGCTGATTTCTTCAATGAGTCATCCAAGGCGTGGCTCTTAAATAAGGTCAAGGTGGGAGAGCAGTACCGCTACAAGTGTGAGGGAACCTGCTTATCTGGCAAAAAGTGTAGACACAATGCTGCACAGAACAGTTCTAGGCCTCTACCTTCGATTCATACGTGCAAGCAGCATATGAAGCAGGCAACGTTTTACAAGCCCTATCAGATCATAACTCGATCTAGAGCGGTTAGCCCGGCCGTCTAAATCCTGTGCGGCAAGTAAGGAGAAATGGTCGCGAGCCTATTGAAAGTGATTTCTACAGGCATTCAGGATGAACGGCTTCAACCGCCAAAGGATCAGCCAAGTTTAGACTCTTTTCAGACGGTCTTTATCAAGGCGGGGCGTTATGGAACACAGTGGGTTAAAATAGATTTTGACACATTGCCAAACTTTGGAACGACTGCAGTTGCGCGACTTCCAGTTTATGGCGAGTTGGTTGCTAGAGTCTACTTGGTGACTCAGATGCCAGATATCTCAACACCACAGCTGACGGCAAAGGCTGCAGCAGTCAGAGCAGGTAGAGCGTTTGCAGGACCTTACTTTAGCTGGACGAATAGTCTGGGGCACGCACTTATCAACGAAGCAAGTCTTTTTATTGGTGGCTCATTGATTG